TGCTTAATATACAATCTGTGGTCACAGATGTCAAGGATTTCTGTTGGAAGACCGACTTGTTCTTGACCAAATGCTAGAACATAATGTGTATTTGTATTCCATACAAACTCATCAATTGCCGAAGAACCTGGTAGATTATCTATACCAATGATGGATACATTTCCATAGGAACCTCGTAGAATCTTGATTTGGTCCTCAAGTTCAGAAAAGGTTCTGGTATGTACAAAGTTCGTATAATGATGTGTACCGACAGTGCCGCGACGATCATATTGTTTAGATCCGTAAAGAATTACCTGTTTAGCAAGGAACGCATTCGAGTTACGAATGACTGTAGCAATATTGAAGTCGTTATAAAGGTTGCTGCAAAGAACGGTAAAATTATTCCGTTTTGTTTCAAGGTCAGCAATGATCGCTTCGTGTTTCCAGTAATGGAAGTAGTCGATGATGTTCCTTTTTTCCATATAGGTATTATACCATAAATACTCACTTTGTCAATCCCCTACGTTTCAATTCTGCATTAACTTGTTCTAAATTACGCTTAGATTCAATCATTTTATTCTTATAAAGTTTACGCTCTTCGTACATTGTTTCCATAAGTTCTGGAAGAAATCCACGAATATCTTTTCGATAAGTTGTTCCGTTTGCTGCCACAGAAAGATTCTTTTCTTTATACTCTTCTATAGCAGACATAGAAACTAATCCATTTTTCAATATTCCATCCGGTGAAACTGTTCCACGAAGACCTTCATCTGTAATAGTTTCAGGAGAAATATTATACTGCATGATGAGATGTGGATAAAGTGAGTTCAAGTCAAAACTTACTACCCAGTTATGCTTACCGACTAGTGGTTCTTTAACATAAGCACCCGCATACTGTTCATCTTTTCTTCCTTTTTTCTTCGGAGGAACTACAATATTTTGTTTGCTCAGGTAGTTATAGATAATTACATCCCACGTTCGAACTTGTGAAAATACATCTTGATGATTTACACCCGCAGAATATGAAAGAGCAAGTGCCAATTCAATCAATTTAAGTTTTTGTTCAAGTTTTTGAACAAGATAAACATCTCGAATATTATATTCGATAAATCTTTGAAAATCTTTCTTGTAAAATTCCGTAAAACTCTCATACTCGGAATATGAAAGTTTCTTTTCTCCAAGTTCAACATATGAAATATGATTAAGACTATATGATTCTTGATTTACATATGTGAATGTTTTGTACAGTTCATAATAATCAAGCATAGAAATACCTACAAGATCATAGGCAATTTCTTCACGATCATTACGAGTAACAAATCTTTCTTTTAAAATTCCCCATGGAGAAAGCATCTTTGCTTGTTTCTTTCCAAGCACAACCTGAATTCTTTTTATGAGATATGGGAAGTCAAAGAATCTAATGTTCCAACCACTCACAACATCAGGATAATTATCTGAAAAATATTCAATAAATTTTTTGAGAAGTGTTTCTTCTTCTTGAAATTCAAATACTTTTATGTCTTCTTGTGTTGTGAATGTACCGAGACAAAATACTGCTTTACCATGAAGAGAAGAAAATACAGTAATTGCTATGACTTCTTCTTCTGGATTTTCTATTGAAGGAAAACCTTTTTCTGATGAAGTCTCAATATCAATATACATGATATCAATTTTAGAAGCATCATAATTGATATCTGTTCCATATTCTTTATTAATGAAAAGATATTCTGAATTTATATCGCCATGAATTTGAAATCCGGGAACATCAGAATACTTTTCTTTAAATTCTTTATAAGAAGAATAAGAATCAAAAGTTATTTCAGATAGGGGAGATCCCTGCACCGACTTGTATTTTGTTGGTTTGTTTGATGAAATAAACAAAGAAGGAACGAATGGTTCCTTCCTAAAGTTTTTAGATCCATCTTTGATTCTCTCAGTTATCAGAATAGAATCAAAATCATAATAAACATTCGTATAAAAATTAGTCATTTACTTTTTTGTCTTTGATAAATGCTGCAAGCAATACCGAATAATTGATCATGTCGAGAAGTGTATCATATACAGTCTCATCTTCAACGTCAAGTTTTCCTTTATTGGCAAAGGTAGAAAGTCTTGACATTTTATCAGTCATACGAACAAGAAATGCTTGTTCTGTAGAACAAATACCAAGTGCCTCTGCACGTCTAAAGTTGGCAAAGGGATCTGCTCCACCACCAGCATAGTCCGCATTTTTCTTTTTTAACAAATCAAATGCAATTTTTGTCATATTGTTATGCATATTAAAAAGTTCTTCACGGGTCATCTTATTCTCCAAACAGTTGTTCTAGTGTAGCAGATTTTAAAGTTAAGTCAAATCCATTCTTTGAAAAACACCAAACATTTTCAATAAAAGTAGTTGTTAAATGATGTTTGAGATTTGCCGTCTTCTTTGGTCGTTGTTTGATACGCATACCAATTTGTCCATCAAAATGACCACCAATAGAAATAATATGATCTACCATTTGATCACAAGTTTTGTATCTATTTTTACCAATTTGTGGATCCATGATGTTGATCATCATAGTTCCTTTTTCAGTTAACGATTGGTAACAAGCAGTGAGAACTGGTTGTAAAAATTTCTTCCACCAATTATCATACTCGGGATATCTCGCCCATGACTGTTTCCAATCATCTCCACCTTCATCATAAAGTTCTGTAGCAAAATATGGAGGTGAAGTAAAAATACAGTCAAACTTATTTGAATTAATCAAATCAATAATATCTTCTGCGGGAGCGTTATAACAAACTACTTCTTTACCAGATTTGCCAATACACCTAAATCCTTCATATAAATGTCCTTTAACTTCTTTTTGAAATATTGTTATAACTGGTTCTTCGCCAGATAACATCTTTTCATAGTCTTTACATTGCTTCTTATACACTTCATATACAGAAGGATTTGGATCTGTTCCCATATATCTGAAAGCATTTGATGTGTAGAATCCTGCCAGACGATCACCCCACCCCATGCTGAAATCAAAAATAGATCCACAGGTAGCACCACTACGTTCTATAGCAAAATCAAATATAGTCTTGGCAACGTGTGGTTTAAATTGTGTGGCAACATAAGCACCCAATCTAAATGATCCACGAATCTTATCTATACTGATTCCACGATTATCAAGTCTCCAAAATGTCCAATTCATCTTCTTCATAAGATCAGAAGAGTACCAGATTTCATTGGGAGAATAGAACCCATGTGAACCACAATCGTATCGGTTTCTTTGCTGATAATAATTACTAATATCATTATGATAATGACCAAAGGAAATTACAAATTTACCATGATCTGAATATGGATATTTGTAATCTGAATACTTTTCAACAACCGTGCCAGAATCGTTCATTATAAATTCTGAATATGCTGTTTTTCTAAGATCATTAAATTTTAGAACAACATCATGTTCATCAATTTTTCTAAAAGGAAATAAAGCAGAGGTTTGTGAAATAAATTCAGCAAACCCCTCCTTGATCTCTTCTTTAGAAAATAATGAATTCATCTCATCCCAGTCTTTTCCCTCAACGACTGGAATGCCATCACCGTTTGTAAACTTCTTTAAAAAGTTTATAACATTATCAATATTAGTTTGTGTGTTCATGATGTACCAGTAGATCCAAATCCACCATCCCGATCACCTTTCTTGGATGGTCTTTCAGATGTTTGTAAAACAAGTGTACGAATCGTGTGTGCTACTTCCAATTGAGCAATACGATCACCATTTCTTTGTTGAAAGACCTGAACGTGGATGAACCTTAAGATGTGTCTCTGGTGGAATTTCAAAAATAAGACCAGTTGGAATTAGTGCTCTCCAACTTGGTGGAATATCAATAAAATCTTTCCCATCTTTGTCTTGAGTAACTAAAACTTCAAGTTCTTTGTTATCTGTGGTATATGATTTTATAGCGGAATTAAATTTCAAATATGCTGATACATCCATACACGCCGCATAATCTGTAGCATATACTAGATCTGGTACATCGGGTTTTAATTTATAAACTTTTAGAGGTTCAAACATCATGTTAGTATATCACAAATTTTATATTTGTCAAGCATCTTCAGCAAAGATGAAGTCACCTAGTGTCTTTAAATATCCATAGACTTGTACAATGTCAAGACTTGATGGGAAATATATTTGAACATCTTGTGCTGATACAGAATATTGTAAAGTCTTGATGGGAAGATATCCCGCAAGTCTGATGTCTCTATCGGGGTATCCAGACACAACAACTCTTGCGGTTCCATCAAGACTATTCAATGCGACATCGGTTATCTTCCAGTAAGAAGCAACTATTCCGTAATCAGTTCCAATCTGCTTGAAGAGTGCCATTACTCAAAATATCCCATCACGGTGACTTGACCTCTCCATATGAGAGATCCAGTGGCAGCACCGTTGAGTTGCTTGAGAATAATGTGGAAGTATGTACCAGCAGGAACCACAAGAGGTGCATTGTCGAAGTCGATGTCGAATCCGTCAGCAGCAGTTGCGATTGGTGCTGCTGCTAGGAAACTTTGAACGCCTAGTGGAATGCGCTTTGGAGAAGATGCCGTGGTTGAGTCTGTGGTTGCCAATGAAACTGCGGAAGAACCAATTCCTGCTGCCCAGAAGAACATCGTGGCATTTACTCCTGCTGCACCCGTGACGACCATCTTTGAGATTCTAATACCTGTCACATACAAGGTCTTACCAGACAATGCGGCAGTGCCAGCGGGATTTAGATAGGCGAACAATGCCCAGTCGGTTTCATTGGTTGCCGATGCTACAAACTGATATTGACCACCAAGAGTGGTATATCCCGCAGCGGTATTGGAAAGAGTAGCAGATGCTGGAGCAGCAGAGTTAGCCCAGTTGGCAGTCTGTGCCGTGGCAGTACCCATCTGCGTCATATATGCACCCTGACCCATACCCGCCAATACATGGGGCCATGGTTTATTTGTGTCTTGATCGCCCATTGAGACATTCACGAAACCAATCTGCAATTGTCTTGCAGCAGGAGTCACGGTGTTTGTATTGATGACTCTGAAACCCAGTGGAGTGTTCGAAGAGTTTGTGAATCCCTGCTGATTTGCTGGACAATCAACCGAAGCAACGAGAACATCGTTGATCCAGAAACGAATGACATCGTTGTGATATACAATGAGGTAGTGATTGACTTCCGCTGGGTCATATACACCAACACCATCTCTTGCAGGAACATTGGTGGTGTCGATTGTATATTCGGTTTCAGTGCCGTTGTAATTGATTACACCACGAAGAGCACCACCAGAAAGTCTACGCCAGAATACACCGTCGAGTGGAGTGGCGGTTGCGACTGCTGTAAGATAGAGAAGACCCCATTCGGAAACGACATTTACCGAAGCATATCCTACCTCTCTTAGCCATACATCAACATATACTGGATATGTTCCATATGTGGGGAAGTGTCTGTATGTGCGAATGTAGTTTCCCTGTCCAGAGGTGGTGGACGAACCACCGTTCACGATCATGAAACCACCGAGTTGCGTCACGGTTGCGGTTACGGCGACTTGCTGAAACACGCCAGTATTGACATTGGTTCCTTCGAATCCAGTATTGAATAGTGCCTGGTCTAGACCAACGCGAAGGCGATAATCGTCCGAAACTTCAAGAGGAAGAACGGTGCGGGTTCCAAGAACATTACCAGGATCCACTTCCGAACTGAGTTGGACGAATCCAGCATTCTCCTCAGTCTGTGGAGTAACTACTTGCAATTCATATGTTGCACTTACATTCGCAAGACCAGCTGAATTATTGCCACTTTTTATTTGAACGCCCATTGTTTCTCCTTATTGACCTATAATTTTAATTTTATATTTGCCGTAAGTTCCTTCGGGAGCATAACCAATTATATCAAATCCCGTGCCTGGAACTATATTATTTATCTCAAATCGTATTCCTTCAAGAATGGCATCTTCAGCATCATGATCCGCTGTAGTTAGTCCATTTACTCTACAATTAATGAAAGAATCATTTGTAACCCATGACTGTCCAGTTATTGTTTTAGTTATATATGATTCTTCTTTATGAATTAATTCAATACCACCTGTAATATTAATTGGATCATATCCAAGTAAATTATTGATACCAGTAATGGGTAAAGCACCAGATATTGTTGAAATATTCAAAGATAAAATTTGTTCTGCTGTATATGTTATTCCATTAGTTATACCATAAAAAGTTGGTTTCATTGTGACTGTTAAATAATCACCAACTCCGCTTGGCATTGGATTAACTCTATACCAATTTGTACTCTCTACAGTTCCAACTAAAACGGTAGTTTCTGCTAAATCTTGTATTGTTGCCGTGAATCCAACTAAACTTTCAACACTTGACTTTGTAGCAAATCCTGCAAGAGGAAACCCAGAAGTTTCCGTATAAACATCAAATTCTATTTTATTAATTAATGAAGAAAAATCAAGAGTTGTTAATGTAAATCCAGCAACACCACCACTACTTGCAGATATAGTAAATGTATTTCCACTTGGAGTAATTGTAATATTAGATCCAGCAGCAATTCCAACTGCACCCGTCAATCCATTAAAATGTATTCAAATAGAGTTCATCATCTGCTCTATAGTATGATAAAAACTCGCCGCCTATAACACCAAAGTTACTGCTATAGTCCACAAACTGAAATGCACCAGTAGTATTGTTAGCTCCAAATTCAAAACCAGTTACAGGAGTACCATAATCTATTGTTCTTATAACAAAACTATCTTGAGTTTTTAAGAAAGCACCATAATTATCATCTGTATGGTATGTAAATCCTCCGCTACCATCACTTAATTGAATATATCCAGTTGGTCCAGACGCACCACCCCCACCACTACTTGCAGATATAGTAAATGTATTTCCACTTGGAGTAATTGTAATATTAGATCCAGCAGCAATTCCAACTGCACCTGTCAATCCATTAAATGTGCTAACAATTGGAATTACTACATGACCAGTATTTCCATTTAAAGATCGAACAGCACCATTTAATGTTACTTTACCATCACCAGCAATATTAAAATCAGAAGAATCATAATATGCTATACCACAAGCACCAGTTGTAGCACTTGATATATTAAATAATATATTGTTTCCACTTATTGATGTGGATATGGGTTGACCAGTTGCTCCTCTAAATGTAACAGAAAAATCATCAGACGAGGAAAAACTACCAGATTGTGCCTTTAATGTTGTTGCCTTAAGTCTAACAATACCAGATGAAAGTCTAAAATCATCAGAATCAAACGCTGCTACACCAAAACCAGTAGAACCAGTGCTTTTAGTTACTTGTGCTAAATTTGCTCCTATTGTAATATCACTAATTCCATCATTTGATATTGTTATTGCTGTGCCTTGTTTAAAGGTTAAATCTCCAGTTAAACCTTCTAATGTTCTAACATAAAGATCAACAGGACCAGTAGCACCAGTAGGTCCGGTATTTCCACTCACATAACCAATAGAATATTGAGATCCAACAATTCCACTTGGATCAATTTGAGAAATATAAAGATAATCACCAATTACTTGAGCTCCAGTATATCCATAACCAGATATACCACTATTACCAGTAGCACCAGTAGGTCCAGTAGCACCAGTAGGTCCAGTAGGTCCAGTAGCACCAGTAGGTCCAGTAGGTCCAGTTGGTCCAGTTGGTCCAGTAGGTCCAGTTGGTCCAGTAGGTCCAGTAGCACCAGTTGGTCCAGTTGGTCCAGTTGGTCCAGTTGGTCCAGTTGGTCCAGTAGGTCCAGTAGCACCAGTTGGTCCAGTAGCACCAGTTGGTCCGGTATTTCCTCTCACATAACCAATAGAATATGAAGAACCCACAATTCCACTTGGATCAATTTGAGAAATATAAAGATAATCACCAATTACTTGAGCTCCAGTATATCCATAACCAGATATACCAGCAGCACCAGTTGGTCCTGTGGGTCCAACTGGACCCGTTGCACCCGTTGGACCTGTTACTCCTTGAATTCCCTGTGGACCAGATAGAGCAGCACCCACAGAACTTGCCGATAAGACAGTTGTAGTCTGTGTAGTGGCAACAAGATTGGACACATTGTTTGGAACAATGGTCGTTTCTGTGCCTTTTATGTTTGTTACAACAATTACTGCTCTTTCATCTGCCATATATTATCTCGTTATTTCTCTTGATATCTCAAAACTACCTTCTATAAGTCTTTGAACTTCTCCAAGAGTATTAGTCATTTCAAGATCATAAAAATGTTTGCCATATGGCGCATTTTTCATGGTGGTAGCATCTGCTCGTATAAGAATACCACCAGTATATCCAGTTCCACCCGATATGGAAGTATTGAAACTTATACCACCAACGCCAGCAATTCCATCTAAACCAGCAGTAAATTCACCAGTAATTCCACCACCAGTCACACCATTATTTGTAAAAAATAAAACAACATCATCATCTTTTGCTGATCTGCGAACTTGCATAGCACCAGTGAAATTAGTCAAATCAATACCAGTTCCACCAGAATACTTGTAGTGTAAGTGTAATTTAAACGTAGATCCTTGTTCTGCGTAAATATCGTATCTTGATGCTGGCATAAATTCTCCTATAGTATTTATGATATTTATGACCAAGTACCAATTGAAGTTGCGGTGCTCGTACCAACTGGTGTAAATGAAATATAAGATCCAAATTTAGTCAAGTTTGTTCCACCCGGAGCGGCACTGAATGTTATTTGTGGTGTCAATGTACATCCGGTGGAAGCATCGGTTTTTACCATACCTTCAAGTACTATTGTATTTCTTGCTGATGTTGATGTAGAATTAATTAATCCACCAGTTATTGAATCAAAATGAACCATATCTTGTGCGCGAGAAACAGTCCCCAACGCTGCTGCTAAATTCAATGAACTAAAACTCATTGAGGCTGTTACTCCACCACCATATAAAAAACTTACAGCAGTAGTGTGTGTATTTGTACCACTTTGAATAATATATTGACCTTTCATTATATAAGTCGTGTTTGCTTTTAAAGATACGGTATCTGATGCTGATGTAAATACGTTCTGTGCTGTATTTACATCTGATAAAGAAACATCAGAAGAAGCAAAAGAAACCAAAATAGCATTTTCCCAAGTTAATGTACCAGCACCATTTGTCGTTAAAACTTGACCGTTTGATCCATTTGATCTTGGAAACATATATGCCCAAGAAGAACTCACTGAGTTATCTGTAAATGTTATTCCGGCATTAATCGATGATTCTAATACTATTCCTGTTGTTGAAAACGTAAATACATTTATTCCTGTTTTTGTCAATGACAAATTATCAATAAGGACAGCATCTGTACCGTCATCTACAAATATTGCTGGTCCATTAGCATCCAATTTTGCTATATTTGTAGAAAATGTACCATTAAAAGTTCTTGAATTAATGGTACCAGATGAAGGTTGATAAGATAATGGTGTGGTAACAGAATCAATGTAAAGTGCGGTAGCACCAGCACCACCCACGAACGTTGGATACCATGTTGCGGAGCTATTCGTATTTGTGATTGTTACTCCAGCGGCAAATATGTTAGTGACTGCTCCAGTCATTCCGTTCACAGAAGAAACACCTTCAATAGCACCACATAAACCATTAAATGATCTTACTAATGGTAAACTAGATATTGATTTATTTTCCCAACCTGTTGTTCCATCAACATAAGTTAACAAATCATAATTTGCTGGACCAGTAATTATTACGTCTGTAAGATCGTCTAATGTTAGTGATACAGATCCACCACCACTTGTAGTGCTTCTGAAACTTCCTGCTTGTAAAATTAAAGCATCACCTGTATTTGTTAAATCTGTTGCCCCAGATTTAACAATCAAATACGCAACAAATATAGCATTTGTTCTTGTGTTCTCAATCTCAGTAAATTCTTCTAGATTTATATTCGCGGCAGCGTCTGCTAAACTTGTATATTGTGCTCTTCCGTAATAGACACCCAAAAGTGTTGGTGTGTTTGGATAATAGAACAGTCTTTGTATTGTGTATTTCCCACCAGGGACTGTTGCTAAAATTCCTGTTCCATTATCAATTTTTGTTGGATCAATTACAGTTTGATTTGGAACCGTGATAAATGTTCCGGCAGTTGCTCCACGATAATAACGATAAAAAATACAATCAGTATAAGCACCATCAGATACAACACTTGGATCATCTGTATTGTTTATCCAATTTCTACCGAGACTAAAACGAGCAAGATTAATATATGTTCTTGTTGGATGAACTAACTGACCAATGATTATCGAAGTTTCTAACTGATCGTCTGTATAATATTCTGTCCTTTGCTGAACAGAACCCGCATTGTCGATATAAATCCAAGTTGTATCAGAGGTTGCTAAGTAATTTAATGTTATGCCACTCTGAGCAGACCAATTAACATACTGTAATGTTGGTAATGGATCTGCCGTATATGTTGATCCGGATGCGTGTATCTGACCTCTTCCTGATGTTATATCAAACGCAGCACTATTTCCTGCATTAATGGAAATAATTCCACCATGAAGCAATCCTGTTGCTAGATTTGATGCGTAGATTGCTCCCGATACACCGTATAATGTTGGTGAGGATATCGTGAATGTTTTTCCAGATCCGGTTATTAAAACGTCAGTACCAGCAGATAATCCAATATCACCAGTAACACCATTTATCGTATAAACTTCGTTTGGTGTTGGATCGTATCGTTCCCACGCATATCCATTAAATAACCACGCACGATTATTGTTTTCGTGCGTGGTTCCTGAAATTGGGTTTATTGGAAATGCCATAGTTTATCCTATAGCATTATTTATATTAACTTTTTACCTTTTTCTTTCCTTAAACTTTTTAGATTTAACTGTCTCTATATTTGATTTATTATTTATTTTTAATGTTTCTGCCATCTTTTTTTGTTGCTCTCCAATTTGTTCCATTATTTTTTTATATTGTTGAAAATTAGTTTCAATTCGTTGAACTTGATCAGGAGGACATCTACCCTCCTCTAGCAATTTCTTACATGCTAAATAACCCAATTCTGGTCTTCCAGCAGCAAATGCAGTTGCTCCCAATTCATCAAGTGCTGAAAAATTGTAAATAATATTTGGAACAAATAAAATTTCTCCTTGAGGAAACGGAATTTCTGCTGCCTGACGAGCAAATACAAATGCTGCAGCTGGTTGATCATATTTTTGACGAAGCACCTGAGCAATATGAATCAAAGGTTCTGCTCGGATTGGACGATAATTATAAGCATCCATAAATGATGCCATAATTTCAGGCCATGGACGATCAAGCAATGCTCGGGAAACCCCTATTCGATATAAAGAGTAATAGACCTCTTCCTGCCATCCACCCATCTCTGCTCTCTTTTTATACGCATCTATTGCTTTTTCAAATTGTTGTGAATCAAAATATGATTGTGCAAGATAAAATTGATAACGTGTGTTTGTTGGTTCATCAACTAGTGCTTTTTCTAATGTTTCAGCATCTCTTGTATATTTCTCAATAACAGAAATACCCACGTTTCTAGCACCAAGGGTTCGTGCATCAACAGTATATTCACCCTCAAGTTTTACTAAAACTGGATTTTCTTTTTGTGGTTGAGGATATTCGTGTAGAACACCTTTATATTCCCAAAGAGAATCTGTTTTAAATATTTGAGTTCTCCACCAAGAAAACTCCTTTTTACCCATCCTTAAAATATAACCATCGGCAGTCATTGTTTCCGGAAATTTAATATCTCCATCAACTTTATCATCAGCATCAATCATCCATGCATATTCTGCCTTGCCATCGCAATGACGAAGTGCCAGTGTTCTATTATGACCGAAGTTCTTCCATTCATCCTGATGAAGTTCACCTGGAATTCCCTTTTCCTCAAAAAACTTCTTGATTATATCTTGTGTTCCGTCAGTAGAACCAGTATCAGAAACAATCCAGTAATCAATATACTTGTAAATAGAGTTAAGACATTCATGAATGATATGGGACTCATTCTTCACGATCATACACAGAGCAATTCTTGGTTTCATATTATAGATCCTTTACTGTATTTATATGAAAGAACTTCCATTTGGATTTAGTTTTTTGTCATGGATCTCAATAACTCTATCTCGTCTTCCTAATTCATAATCATGATCTGTCATCATATCAATGAGTTCGTATATACTAGTTTTTGGTTCCCATCCTAATTTTTGTTTTGCTTTAGAATAGTCACCCAAGAGTTGATCGACTTCCGCTGGTCTATAATATCTTTCATCAATTTCAACATAATCTTTATAATTCATACCAAGTCTTGCGAATGCTCGTTGACAGAATTCTTCAACAGAAATCATTTTATTAGTTGCGATTACATAGTCATCTGGAGTATCTTGTTGAAGCATCATCCACATTGCTTCCACGTAATCACCAGCAAATCCCCAATCTCTCAAAGAATTCATATTACCAAGATATAGTTTCTTCTGAAGTCCTTGATATATTTTTCCTGCTGCTCTGGTAATTTTACGAGTTACAAAAGTTTCACCTCTCCGTGGACTTTCGTGATTGAATAAGATACCACAAGAAGCATGTATATTATATGATTCTCTATAATTTACAGTTAAGTAATGACCATAAACTTTAGCACAACCATATGGAGATCTTGGATAGAATGGAGTAGATTCCTTTTGTGGAACTTCTTGAACTTTGCCAAACATTTCACTTGACGACGCTTGATAATACCGTATTTGTTTACCAGTAAGTGATTGTATTGTTCGTATTGCTTCAAGTACATTTAAAGTTCCGATTCCAACAGTTTCCCCTGTATAAACAGGCGCATCGAAAGAAACTCTCACATGACTCTGTGCTCCAAGATTATAAATTTCATCTGGATTACACTTATGAATTAATTTTTCAATAGTTGTATAATCTGTTAAGTCTCCATAATGTAAAAATAAAGTTTTATTATACACTTCTGGATTTTGAATATGATGTTCTAATCTCGACGTGTTAAAAGAAGAAGATCTACGAATTATTCCATGAACTTCATACCCTTTAGAAAGAAGTAAATCAGTAAGATATGATCCGTCTTGTCCAGAAATACCAGTTATTAATGCTACTTTTTTCATAATTATACTCTCACACTTTCCGCTTTATCAAAATAATTATTTACAACAGATTCAATGTAATCTAATTGGTCATCAGTTATCACCGGACTTGTACCCAAGAAAAACGTATCAGTCGTAACCTTAGTTGAAATTGGGAAATCTTTCTTTGCATTTCCAGAATAAACTCCATCATATGCTGGTTGTAGAAGAACATTTCCACCAAAATAATTTCTTGTTTGTATCTTATTATCTTCAAGATACATTGTGAATTCGTTTCGTTTTAGATAAACACCATCCCTAATAGTAAGAGGAAATGCAAACCAAGATGGATCTGATTTTTCTGTTGTCTTTGGTAAATGAAAGACCTTATGATACTTAGAAAAAATTGAATAAAGACGCTTAAAGTTCTTTTTACGAATTTCAATAATATTATCCATCTTTTGTAATTGTACTAGTCCAATTGCTGCTTGCATTTCAAGAGGTTTTAGATTATATCCAATTTCCTCATAAACATATTTGTGATCAAAAATTTCATCTGGAAACGCTGGCAACCAATTACTAAATCTTTTCTTGCACATTCCATTACGAAGACATGCAGCACCCTTGCCAGAACAATAGCATCCACGACCCCATTCGCGAAGACTCTTAACGACAATCTCTTGTTCTTCAGTATTACACGCAACAAATCCACCTTCACCCATTGTGATGTGATGTGCTGGATAAAATGAACACGATGCAAACTGCCCAAATGATCCAAGCAGTTTTCCATCATACTTACTTCCAAGAGCATCACAACAATCTTCTAGAAGAATAAGATTGTATTTGTTTACAATCTCCATGAGGCGATCCATGTTTGGGGGATTGCCAAGAACATGTGCGAAAACCAAAACCCTTGCGCCTTGTTCTGCTGCTTTCTCCACTTGATCTAGATTAAGGTTAAGGGTATCAAGTTCAATATCAACAAATACTGGAGTAAATCCATTTTGCAATATTGGATTTATCGTTGTCGGAAATCCTGCTGCTGGAGTTATTACTTTTGTTCCAACAGGAAGATTATATAACTTTTTTGACTTAAGTGCAGAAATCATTAAAAGATTTGCGCTAGATCCACTATTTGTTAGTGCTCCATGATTTTTGCCAAGTTTAGATCTAAATTGACGTTCAAATCGAATGCCATTTTCTCCAAGTGCTAACCACCCATCAAGAAAGCATTCAATCCCGGCAATATACTCATCATCATCAAAATAAGATCCAGAATATTGAACCCAGTCTTTTCCTGGAGTCCAATTCTTAGATCTTTGTGATTGTTTTAATTGTACTAATTCTTTTATCTTACGATCAATTTCATCATTTATTGTCACTTGAATCATTATATAAATCCTTTGAAAGAAGGTTAAATGTATTTATAATACCTTGCTTAACTCCAATTTCAGTTATGGGTAGATTGTGCGAATTACCACAGTAAAACTGAAGATCTGCATTTGATTCAATTATAACAGGTACTTTATGATTGTCTAGAGTGTTTATGTACTTTGCCAGATAGGTCAATGTATATTTTTCATCATAGGAACAATTAACTGTTTTTGGTAGATCATTATTTTGAATATAATGATTCACCATATTGATAAGATCATTCATATAGTAAAAATCCATGATCTTATTTCTATGAAGAATCATTGGTTCTTTTTTAAGATATCTTAAAATATTTCCTTTTATAAATCGTGTTGGTAATTCGTCATGATCGAAAAGACCAAATATTCTTAAATTATACCAATTGTCAATAGTATTTACTAATTCGGCAATTGCTTTCTTACTCAATCCGTAGGGTGTATTCGATTGAAATATTTCTGCACCCGAACCAAAAGTAATTAATTTATCAAATGAATGTTTGTTCATTTGAAGATTATGTATCATTTTTAAATTTTGTGCTACGGTGTCTTTTTGATCCATTTGTAGTCTACTACCGCCAACGATAGCAGTGTGAATAACCACATCAAATTTTTTATCAACAAACCAAGAAAAAGTTGACCATGTATCTGTAAGATCAAAGTCAACTCTTGTCACTTTAGTTGTATTATATTTTTCGCTAAAATATGAATATAATTTTTTAGCAATATATCCATTTCCACCTGTAATTAATATATTTTTCATTTTATTATAGTTTCGTCCACGGTAGATCCAATAAAATTATTAATAACTGATATTGTTTTAAAATCTCTTATATTTTCATAATCAATTGTTAAACAATCTTTATTTAGAATAAATTTTTCAATATAGTTTGTATATATTTTATAATAATCTTCAAAATTTTGATATTTTATCTTGTAATTAAAATGATTAGAACAAAAAAATGTATTTTCTAAATAATTATTTGTAAATAAATTTTTGCCATAATGCTTTCTCATTGAATTTAAAATATCAAATTTATTTCTTTTTATATAAATTATTTTAAAATCAATTGAATTATAAAATGGATAAACCAATACTAATCTAGGATCTTTTATGATTAAATTATCTGTCGTTTTAAATTTATATAATATTTTAGATAAAGTATTTTGTATATTTTTTCCAGATTCAACATTATACTTGGAATAACATTTATGCCATTTTTCACCCGCAATCATTCTAGTTAGTCCCCAAACATCCCAATCACAATCAGTATATTTTTTAATATTTAAACTATAATTATCTGGAAAATAGATATCATCTAAATCATAATAAAAATCACTATATTTTTCCGGAACATTTAATGTTGAGGATGGATGTAAAAAACTACAATCTAAACCATGTGATATACGAATTAGTTGATCGTTTAATAAATTTAATTGTGTATCTTCAAAATAACCATTTACATTAAAACAAGATTTGTTTAAAAGTGAAGAATTTTCAGAAATATAATAATTATATTTAGCAGAATTTAATAAATTTGATAAAAGTGAACTACCACTTCTTGGTAAACTAATTATTAAAATATTTTTCATTTTAATATTTCATTCAATGAAATTATAGTTGTTGCGTTTACTTGTTTTAATAAATTAGAGTTTGGATTTTTAATTAAAATTAAGACTTTATCAAATTTTTTATTCTTTAAAATATCTCTGGAGTATAAAGTTTTATTGTAAATGTTATCTGTAACTTCATAGAGATAATCATCAACTAAATGATTAAAATTATTTAAATTCAATTGTCCATATTGAATAAAAGCATCTAATACTCTACCACAACCAATTAATAAATTATCTCCATCAGAAAAAAATTTATTCAAATTTTTTACTTTTACTTTTAATTTATTTCTATTATCAATTAAATTATTTTTATAATTA